TCGCAAGTCTCTTAGGATAAACACATGGCAACATTACAAGAACTTCTCGGTGGTGGACTTCCTGCCGGACTTCTCAGCCCAGAGCAAGAGGCAGCGGCAGAGCGTCGCGCACAAAACGCAGCCCTGCTTAACTTTGCTTTCGGAGCACTACAAGCCTCGCGTGGTCAGCCAGGACAAGCAGCCCCTAGTCTCGGTCAGGTGATCGGTCAGGCGGGCCCAGTAGGCGTTCAGGCATACCAGCAGTCCTTTGACCAAACGCTTGCCAACGCTCTGAGAGGTATGCAGATCGGAGAACTGCGCCGTAAGCAAGCAGAAGAAGAGCGGGCAAGACAGGCTAGGACTACGTTTGAGCAACAACTTGCCGGTGCTACCCGCACACTTCCGACACCAGCAGCTTTTACTGCACAGCAGAGCAACATAGCTCCAGAGCAACTAGAAGGAATGTCTGCCCAACAAGTGGCCCAGCAGGCGGTACAAGCCGGATTGCCAACTCAGCAGGTTACAGACCAAAATGCCGCAGATCAGGCAGTTCTAAATTATCTTCGCGTTGCGGCCCCAACAGAATACGCAAAGCTCTTGGCAAGAGAGCCAAAAGCACCACCGGCATCCATTCAGGAATACAACTTTGCCGTCGGCCAGGGCTACAAAGGAACATTCCAAGAGTTTGTAAACGAGCAAAAGAAAGCCGGTGCTCCTTCTACAACAATCACCCTGCCTGGCGACAAGAAAATGGCCGAAGTTTTGGGTGCTAAAGGTGCAGAAAGGCTAGATAATTCGCTTAATCAGGCCCAAGAAGCACAAAGCACATTGCAAAACATTGCAGAACTTCGTCCAATCCTTGAGCAAGGCGTGTTTTCTGGCCCACTTAGCGGTGCTCCGCGGGCCGTGGCTCAGATTGCGAGCCAGCTAGGCGTTACCGGCAAGGACACAAAAGAATTGCTAGATCGTACCGCCGTTGCAATGCAGGGTTTAGCCAAGTTTGAGCTGTCTGCCGCAGCCGCAATGCGTGGACAAGGTGCAATTACAGAGAACGAGCGGATTCTGATTCAACGTGCCGCTGCTGGACGCCTAGATCAGTTCACCGCACCGGAGGTTCAGGCTTTATTGAGCGCAATGGAAAAGACTGCAAACTTCAAAATTGCGTCCCATAATAGACAGTTAGACGTTCTCAAAAAGAGTTCTAGCCCAGAGGTTAGAGACTTGATTCCGTTCTACGAGCTTGCACCTTTAAATATCGCTCCTCCTGCCCCCGCGGGTAGACCAAAACGATTTAACCCAGCCACAGGAAGGGTTGAGTAATGATTATTGACATTCCGAAAGTCGGGCAGGTTGAGTTTCCTGACACTATGTCGGAAGCTGAAGTCAATGCCGCGGCAAAACGTCTGTATGACGAGGCAAATGCCCCACAAAAAGGTGGTGTCCAAAGAGCCGCAGAAATAGCCACTAGAGGGGCTTTACCGCCCGCTACTATGGCCGCTACAGGTGCAGCTCTAGGGTCGGTTGCAGGGCCACCAGGAGCCGCTATTGGGGCTTTAGCTGGTGGGTTGGCAATCCCTGTCTCCGACTTCTTGGTAAGTCTTTATAACCTAACCCAAAAAGAAGGCGTAAAACTGCCTTCCACAGCCATTTCCGAGATGCTAGACAGCCTTGGTCTTGCCCGCCCCGAAAGCCGTGGTGAGCGGATGCTAGAGGCTGGTGCTGGGGCAGTTACCGGAGCCGGTGCTCAGGTTCCTGCTTTAGCAAGACTAGCAACCACCGCTACACAACCCGCGGTTCGCGCCGTGGCACAGCAAGCCGCTCAAGCACCAACAGCCCAGATCGCTACCGCCGCACCAGCCGCCGCTACCGCACAAATGGTAGGAGAAGCGACAGGAAGCCCGCTTGCTGGATTGGTTGCAGGAACGGCAGTCGGAGCCGCTCCCGGTGTTCGTCCTGGCAGAGTAGAGCCGGGTGCTGGTCGCGCAGAATTAGCCGCACAAGCCGCAAGTTCATACCGCTTGGCAGATCGAGCAGGGCTAGTCGTAAAAGACGCTTATGTCCAAAACATAGCCTCCACGCTTCGCAAGGAAGCCGCAGATCTAGGGTTTGATCCTGGCTTGCATCCAAAGGTCGCTTCGGTAATCAGCCGGTTAGAGGCAGAGGGAACCACTCCCAAAACCCTGAAAGAATTAGAAACTCTGCGTCGAATTGTTCGCTCTCCTGAAGGCGATTTTACAAACCCAGACCAACAACGCATTGCTGCAACAATGGTTGATAGGTTTGACGATCTTGTTGAAAACATTGGCAAGCCAAACATTCTTGCCGGTGACGACAAGCTAGCCATCTCTGCACTCAAGGAAGCCCGCAAGGTTTACGGACAAAGCAGACGTCTTGGGATTATTGAGGACTTGGTAAACAAGGCAGACATCAGCTCCGGGCAATACAGTCAGTCTGGTATGGACAACGCTCTGCGGGTACAGTTTGCCGCTTTAGCCAAGAACAACAAGCGTATGTCAGCATTTACACCAGAAGAACGCACACAGATACAAAACATTGCCAAAGGCGGCGGAACCGGAGAACAGATGCTTCGGTTTTTAGGTAAGTTCTCAGTTCGTGGCCCGGTCACAGGTCTTGTGACAGGTGGGGCCGCGGCAATGGAGCCTTTGGTTGGCGTACCGTTTGCAATTGGCGCAGAAGTGTCTCGCCGCGGTGCAGAAGCCTTACGCCAGCAAAATGTTCAGCGGCTTATGGAGCAAATTAGCCTCGGCAGAACGCCAGAGGGCCGCGCCTTTGAATTACTACCCGCGACAGCAGCTCGTGGGTTGTTATCTTCTCAATATGGAATGGAGTAATGCAGCACACGGTCTATGTAACAACAAACCTTGCCGATGGTAAGTTTTACATTGGCAAGCATAGCCGTACTGAGCCTGATAATTACAAAGGTTCTGGAGTTTGGGTTCAGAAGTGTAAAAGATCAAAACAGCCGTTGCGATGTGATGTTGTAGCCGTTTGTCAGACAGAAAAAGACGCTTATCGGTTTGAATATGTAATGGTCAAAGCGGCCAAAGAGCAGTATCCAGGCCTGTGTATGAATTTTATGGATGGCGGTCGTGGTTATCCAGCAGGAAATAACAAAGGTAAACCGTCAGCAATGCTTGGTAAAAAGCATAGCGAAAAAACAAAAAAATTGCTTTCAGAGCTTGGGAAAATAAATCGTTCCGGCGAAAAGCATCATATGTATGGCAAGTCTCATAAAGAAGAATCTAAACGCAAAATGTCTGAAACTCATTTAGAAATAGGACATTTGCGCGGCAAAAAAGTGTTATGTGTAGAAAACGGAGTTGTTTACAACTCTTTGGCTGAAGCAGCTAGAGCAGTAAGCAAAGATTCACACGGAAGAAATAACATTAGAAAATCTTGCCAAGGCAAAAACGGTAAGATTTATGGATTTACATGGAAATTTATTTAACGGAGTAACAAATGCCCAAGACCCGCATTTCTGAGTATTCAACGACCAACACCGATAACTCGGATATTGAAAGTATCAATATCGCAGAGGGCTGCGCTCCCTCAGGTATCAACAACGCTATCCGTGAGCTTATGGTGCACCTCAAGGAGTTCCAGACAGGAGCTTCTGGGGATGCATTTACCTTTGCTGGCGGGGTGTTGATTTCTGGTTCGCTAAACACCGCTACCGGAACAATGGTGATGACCGGAGCAAATACTGTTGCTTTGGCCGCAGGAGCAGTTGGCACTCCAAGTCTGTACGCTAATGGCGACACCAATACAGGTATCTTCTTCCCAACTGCTGACACGATTGCTTTTGCAGAAGGTGGCGCAGAGGCGATGCGTATTGATAGCGACGGCGATGTCGGTATAGGAACTAACGCGCCAGGATCTAAGTTAGATGTCAAAGGAACGCTTCGGCTGTCTGGATCTACTTCTGGCTATGTTGGTATAGCTCCAGCCGCCGCCGCAGGCTCTACAACCTACACGCTTCCTTCTGCTGACGGTACAAGCGGTCAGGTTTTGTCTACAAACGGCTCTGGAACCTTATCTTGGGCAACTAGCGGCGGTGGTTCTAGCATCAGCGCAGGCGACTCAAAAGTAGAAGTAACTGATACCGGCTCCAATGGGACTATTGTATTTAATACCGACAATTCGGAGCGGATGCGTATTAACTCCAGCGGTAATGTGGGGATTGGAGTTACTTCACCACAAATACAAGAATGGAGAACCGGAACATACTTAACTGTTGGTGCGGGAAGCACACGGGGTGAAATTGAAATTGATTGCTCTGCCTCAGATTCTAGCGTTCAAAGTTATGGTGCATTGTTATGGACATTTAGCACTAACACAACTAACCACAAAACTGTTGCTGCAATTGAATCTAGTGCAGAAGGCGCAACCGCAAACCAGCGTGGCGGTATATTAAAGTTTTATACAAAAGCAAATGCTACAACTTCGCCAACGGAAAAAATGCGTATTGATTCTGTTGGCAATACTACTTTTCAAAACAATCTTTCAGTCGGCGGCGCAACCCCAACCACATCCGGAACAGGCATCACCTTCCCCGCAACCCAATCCGCATCCACAGACGCAAACACGCTGGATGACTATGAGGAGGGGACTTGGACGCCAAGTGTAGGTGGTAATGCAACATATACTGCTCAACAAGGCAACTATGTCAAAGTTGGTCGTATAGTTTTTATTCAATGTTACATCACCATTAATGCGCTTGGAACTGGAAGCGCAAGCACTATTTCTGGTTTGCCGTTTACCTCACAATCAATTTCAACATCCTACGGAATGACTTGCACTTATTTTGCTAGCCTTGCAATCAATTCTTTATATGTTGCGCCGGTAGTGATTAGCAATAACACGACAGTAAGTTTTAATACAAACAACACATCAGGAGCAACATTTTCAAGTGCTGATGCTGCAATATTAGGCGCCAATACTCGCATAGATTTCACAGGTTGTTATCTTGCAAACGCTTAATTATCTACACCAGATTAGTGTAGACGGACTTTAACTAAGGAGAAGTAAAATGGCAATCACTAAAGAAACAAACGTAGACCAAATCACCGTAACCGAAAACGGTATCGTGCTGTACCGTGAGGCAACCCGAATTATTGAGGACGGCAAAGTCTTAACCCAGACCTATCACCGCTCATCGCTAACCCCAGGTCAAGACTTAGCAGGTCAGCCAGCAAATGTAGTGGCAATCTGCAATGCGGCCTGGACACCGGAAGTCATTGCGGCCTACCAAGCACAACAAGCGGCAAACCGATTGGGTGAATGATGTTGCAACATAGTCCAGAAACCATTAAGCACGTTACAGACGGGCTTTCCATAGTCACCGTGATCGGAACCCTAGCCGAGATCCTTCCGGCCATTGCAGCCCTTTTTACGATCATCTGGACGGGGTTTAGGATCTACGAACTCCAAACGGTTCAAGACTGGCTTAAACGCAGAAAATGACCACAATCGCTGCTAAAGCGTCTACGGGAGAAATTGCCGCAGATAGCATGGTTAGCGGCGATGACTCCTTTTATCTCGTGCAAAAACTGAGACTTGGCAAGGGTTCCATATACGGGGCTTGCGGAGATTGGGATAAATGCTTGAAAATGCTACAGGTTTTGGAGTCCGGGGGTGACCTGGACTCCGATACCGATGTGACCGTTCTTGAGCTTCGATCTGATGGCCTGTGGATTTATGAGGGGACTATCATACCGGCGCGTATTAAGAACGATTTTTGGGCCATAGGAACCGGAGCGAATTTCGCCATAGCTGGGATGCACTTAGGTCTATCCCCTGCCGAGGCTGTAAAACTCGCTTGTCAATACGACACCAGTTCACATGAGCCTATAGACCAAATGCGCTTGGGAGGGGTTCGTGGCAGGAAAAAAAGTATCGGATGAGTTAATAATTGACGCGCTGAAACGACTCGGCAGTCCACTAAACGCTGCTAAAGAGTTGGGAATGGATGTAACTAACATCTACAAGCGGCGCAACTCCATCCAAAAAAGTCTAGGAATAAAACTTCCTAGCTTTAATGCAAAACAAAACTCGGTTGTAAAAACCATCATCCCTGAGAACCGAAGAATCCTCCAGCACGAGGTCAAAGATGGAATGGTATTTATTGCCTCTGATTGCCATTATTGGCCTGGGGAAATCACTACAGCGCATAGGGCGTTTGTCACTCTGCTCGAAGCCTACAAACCACAGACAATCATTCTCAACGGCGACGTATTTGACGGGTCAAGAATCTCCCGCCATGAACCGCTTATGGGAACCAACCCTCCAACACCAAAGCAGGAGATCGAAGCCTGCCAAGACAGACTAGATGAGATACGCAACGCTAGCAAGAACGCTCGCTGTCTGTGGACTTTTGGCAATCACGATGTCCGGCTGCACCGCTATATTGCTGTCAACGCTCCTGAGCTATCCGATTTCCAAGGACTCTTCGACTACTTCCCGGGCTGGCACACAGGCTGGCGAGTAGACATAAACGACAACGTGGTGGTCAAGCACAGGTGGCACAACGGCTTACACGCTACTTATAACAATACCCTGAAGTCCGGCAGAAGCATCGTTACCGGGCATTTACACAAGCTACAGGTGACTCCGTGGAGCGACTACAACGGACGACGGTACGGCGTGGATACCGGGACGCTTGCAGAACCTTACGGCGAGCAATTTGTATATACAGAAAGCAACCCTGTGAACTGGTGCTCCGGCTTTGCAATCCTGACATTTAGAGATGGCAAACTACTGCCACCAGAACTATGCGAGGTTATAGACGGCGAGGCTTACTTTAGAGGAGAGAAAGTATAGGGAGAGTATGAGCGACCCGATAGAAACGACACGGGCGGCACTAGGCAGTATCAAAGAAGCAGTCAAGGTCGGGCGCGAAATAAAAGAAACAGCTAGGGAGGTCAA